GCAATCGGTGGAGGAATCGGTGCGGCAATCGGTGGGGCGAGTCTACGAATCGTTTTGCTGGTACGGGAGTTTTTGCACCGACTCCTATTGGATCGCCTTCTATCGTTGGTTCGAGAAAGAGGGTATTTGCGATTACAATAATCCGAAGTGGGATGCTTTTGCGGAGTTAATCGAGGCGAATATGTACGATTCTATTCAATTCGAGGGAGTGCATATCGGATGCGATATGCCGATAGAACTACACCGAGACGAATCTGGGAGACTGCACTCAACGTCTGGAATGGCGATAAAGTGGAGTGACGGCTATGGGGTATATTCGCTTTGGGGTGTGAGGTTTGATTGGAAGCTTTTCGAGGATCTCACTCAAGGGAAGCTATCCGCTAAAGAGGTTCTTGCTATTACAAACACCGAGCAACGCATGGCGGCTCTGAAATATCTTGGGGCTGATAAGATTTTGGGAGAGCTAGATACCAAACTTATAGACTCCCAACAGGGGTACGCCCTTCTTTCCATCCATGGCATGACAAATCAGACGGAGTATGCACTTCGATATTCATGCCCCTCCACAGGGAGAGAGTATATTTCTTTCGTTGACCCGGAGATCGGGAAGAAGAAAGACGCGATAGAGGCGATAGCAAGCAAGTGGAACATGACTAAGCAAGAGTGGGGACAAATAGCATGTCACAGTTAAAGTTTTCGCGGTGGATTGGCGTTTCACAAGGGAGGGGTGGTCAGGAGAATTGACCATACGGGTGAGATTCAAGGAGTTGGAGACTCGACAACTAGCCGAGTTATTAAGAGAGGTGGAAGAGTAATCATGACTGACATTAAGACGAAGCCGGATGGGTGGGTGCTCAATGACGACGCTTATCTCTATTGCAGAGAGAGGGCTCCGGGGATTTATCTGAGACAGATTGGCCCTCTCCTCGACGCTATAGACGAGGTGCAAGAGGCGTTTCAGACTTACTTCGATTGCGTGGAGAGGGAAGATAAACAAGAAGAGGAGTATCTAAAAATGAAACTCGACAAGCTGAAGGAGGTGCGGGGGTGAGTTATGTGGGGAGCGGCGTGGACAGTGACACGCAGGATATGACCAACAACGGAATACAGTCTGAAGGCAGTCGGTGCAATTCCGATCTTCCCGATTTTGGTTTTAAGCAGAAATGTAAAATAGAACTTAACAATTCGGCAGAAAATCAAAATCAAATAACTTTTAACTTTAAACACTAATGGTAACACTAGCCTTCTCAATTTCCGTTTTGACTTTTTTTTACTCGCTCGGAATGGGGCGACGAGTGGAGCAATTAAAAGAACAGGTTGATTTTCAGGTAGAGGTTATAAAATACCTAGGCGCAACCGATAAACAGATCCTCGATCACCAAAAAGAACAGGGCGAATTCCTCTTAAAAACAGCGCAGCAAATAGTCGATTTACAAAAGGTTATTCAATGAGTGGAGAGAGGCGAGACACCGATCAGGTCGTTCGCCCGAGGGTATGGCGTAACCCCTCCTTAGATTCGCTTTCGGCCCCTTGGTACTTTCCAAATGCTGACACGCAGACGAACACAGCGCCGGAACACAGGCTTTTTAGATACGTGATAATCCGCGCGATCGTGGATTACGCGAACTACAGGCGAAAACTGGATTTAGGTAGAAACTTAAGTGGATCCGATAAGATAGAGTATGAGGATTTATGCGATTTCCTGTTTATAGACGACCCGGAATTTTGCACCTTTTACACGCTCGCTGAATACTTATTCGAGGACTCAGAATCGATTCGGAACTATATCCGCAATTGGTTAAGGACTGATTATTTTTATAAATCTTTGAAAATTCGCCGAGAGGCTATTGTATGTCCGAAACAAGGTAGACCATAATTATCATGGAATTAGTGTATCACCCCTTTGATTCCGTACATTCTGCCCTAGCTTACTATCAGCATTGCAAGCCTGGACGAATGAAATCTCTAGATTTAGAGCAGGGATCACAAGGTACCTCGGAACGCCATAGAGCGTTTGACCCAGAGGACTTATTCGCGGCAATAGTTGGCGGAATATTTGATACTCTGAAACACTTCCCGCTGACTCAACAACAAGTATTTGCGGCTTATCATTTAGGCCCCAGATACGGGAAGCATGAAATAGCCGCTATGTACGGCATATCCACCAAAACAGTTAGTAGGTGGATTGAACGGATAGAGGACGCTTTAGAAGCAGAATTTATTCTGCGCGACCTTATCCCGCAGGAGGAAAAACAGATTTTGGCCTGACGGCCTGTTTTGAGTGACTTCCTTCACAAACAAGTAGTACCTCGGCCCCGGCGTCACCTCCCTATAGGCGTCGGGGCTTTTTTCTATACGTAACTATACGACATATAAAACAGTTTTATGAAGATCGAACAGATCTCAATTGAGAAACTGATCCCTTATAGCTTCAACAATAAGAAGCACTCGATCACACAAGTGAACCACATAGCAAACTCTATTAAGGAGTTTGGATTTAATCAGCCGATCGTTATCGACGAGGACAACGTAGTACTTGTCGGGCATGGCCGCTTAGAGGCTGCAAAGAAGCTCGGATTAGAAACCGTTCCTGTTTATAAGCACGTCGGACTTACAGAGACACAGAAGAAGGCGTATCGGATACTCGATAATAAACTCGCGGGTGACGCTGAGTGGGATTTCGATAATATAAAAGTCGAGTTCGATTTTCTGGAAGAGCAGAATTTTCCTTTCGAGGATTTTGGACTAGATTTTGACTTTCTGAACGAAGAGCCAGTTGTCGAGGTATCAGAGGACGATTTTGTTCCAGAGATAGAAGACGAATCATACATAAAGACAGGCGACCTAATCCGTCTTGGTCGGCATACGGTTCTTTGTGGTGACTGCACGACAGATTTTGAGGATCTAAATTGTCCGACGATAGATCTAGTTATTACCGATCCGCCTTACGGCGTGTCTTACGTCGGCAAGACAAAGGACGCGCTTGAGATAGAGAATGATTCTCTGGACGAGGAAGGATTAGAGATTCTATGGGATAACTGTGTCACCTCATTTCTTCCCATGCTCAGGGGGGGGGCGTTATCTACGCAACGGTCCCGGCGGGACCGTTGAAGTCTGTGTTCGTTTCGATTTTGAAGAAATACGAAATACTTCGTCAAGAGCTCGTATGGCTGAAAGACTCAATGGTTTTAGGCCGATCGGATTATCATTATAAGCACGAGCCCATACTCTACGGGTGGAAGACGGGAGCGGCGCACTACATGACGCCGGATAGGACCAAGACATCTGTCCTAGAATTTGCAAGGCCAAAGAGATCAACAGAGCACCCCACTATGAAGCCTTTAGCTTTGTGGGGAGAGCTTATACAGAATTCCAGTAGATCGGGAGAGGTTGTATACGACCCATTCCTGGGAAGTGGGACAACGCTACTCGCTTCTGAGCAATCGGGGAGAGTCTGTTACGGCATGGAGCTGTCCTCTAAATACTGCCAAGTCATAATCGAGCGATATAAAAAATATTGCATAGACAACAACAAAAAATTTGAGTGCACAATAAATGGCACAGCCTTCGACGGAGAAACCGGAGCGGAAAAGATTAAAGCCGATTCAGGAACAGTTCATTATTGAGTACGTCTCTTGTGGTGGCGTAAAGAGTCGCGCGGCTAAGAAATGCGGGGTTCCTTATATAACCGCAAAAATGTGGTTCAAAAACGAGGAATTCGCCAACGCCGTAAAAGAGGCTGAAGACGAGTGGTATGAGGTTCTTCGAGCGTCTTTATACAAACGAGCAGTAGAAAAGTCGGACGTTCTTGGAATGTTCTTTATGAAAGCGCGTTATCCAGAAATTTACGACGATAACTATAGAAACAAGAGATTCCAAGACGAGTTAATACAAAAAGTAAAAGATTCACTCGCCCCAATTATATTAGAGCCGCAAGCAAAACTAGATAAACCATTAGTTTAATACGTGACAACGCCTATCGTTTTCCGACCTAAATGGTGGGTTTACGAAGCTATACGCGACACGACTACAAAAGTTTTCTTCACTACTGGCGGGCTCGGTTCGGGTAAGACTGACGGGTTTACAACGTGGCACGATCACAGAGTACGATTAAATCCGAAAAGTAAATTTTCGTGGTTCTTTGAACCGACTCACGCGCGAATAGTTGATACAGCGATCCCGAAGTATCAAAAAACGCTCGATCGGTATGGTTACGTTGAAGGGCGACATTATCGAATTGTAAAAAACCCATTTCATAAGCTCATATATTATTCGGGTCAGGAAGTTCACTTCCATAGCTTCGAGCGCCCAGATCTTATCGTTGCGGTAGAAATCTCTCACGCCACAATGGACGAAGCAGCAGACGCCGAATTCCAGGCGTATATGAACGTCCGTTCCCGTATACGGTGCCCTGGTGCGTATGTACGACAATTAATGTGCGGGGGAGCTCCGCAGGGGGTGAATTGGCTTGCGGATATCGCGGATTCAGAAACGCTTGAGGGGTGGAATACCTCGACGCCGAGAGATCATATACAAGAAGCGCGAAAGTATCGGCGGTTTATTCTCTGGACGGACGAGAACGCGGATAATCTTCCCGAGGGTTACGTTGAAGAACTTGAGGATACGTACGGGCACAATCCGAACCTGATTAAATCGTATCGGTTCGGGCAGTTCTGCCCGCTTACACAGCGATCGGCCTATTCGAATTATAGGCAATACAACGATATTGATGATATCGAGTGTTCCCCAGAACGGGATATTAATCTCACGTTCGACTTTAACGCGAATCCCGTTTCCTGGGTTGCTATTCAGCGAATGCCCTTTACAGAGGGGTACGACCGCGTTTTTCGGTACGTTGGAATTCACGAATCAGACGATAAGTCGACGCAATTATCCGACGCGGTAGTTGATTTCGCAGTAAAGCACCCCGTCGCATTATTTAGAAAAACGCCGATTAAACTATACGGCGACCGAACGGGACACGCTAAGAGTCACAAGGTTGAGGGCTCGGACTTTGAGAATATCGAAAGATATTTAAGAGAGCTCGGATATCAAAACATAGAGATAGTGGCAGCGCGGCAAGTTGCGCCGGAATCTGAATCCGTGGATACGGTTCAAAAGCTACTTATGAACAATCTTTTCTGTATCTGCAAAAGGTTGCGCGGGGTAAGAAAATCGTTCCTTGCAACGGAATGGGTAGAGGGTGCAAGAAAGCTACACAAGCCCAAAGGAGAAACGCACACCCACAAAGGTGACGCTATAAAATACTTCCTCTACCAGGAGGCGCGCGAAGAAACAGGCGCTCAACGAAACAAGATTTACGGTACGAATTCAATTTAAAATGTCTCAAATTAAGTTTTCAGAACACCCGGATTACGCTGACGAGGCGGGCGAGTGGCAAAAACTCAAAGACCTACACGACGGCGATCACGCTGTTTTAGTGTCGAATCCTGATTATCTTTGGCCTCACGAATTAGAGAGGCGTACGGTATCGGGTTCTGATTTAAGACGGATTCGAGAACTTCGCACACGTTACCTAAATATTATGAAATCCGTTGCAACTCGGTGGGTTTCGTTTCTCTTCCGTAACGATATTATCGTCCCTGACGCTGTAAAGAGCATGTTCGGCGACGAATACAACGACGTTACGGGCGACGGCGAGGGCTTTCAATCGTTTTGCAAGAATCAGATAGGACTCAATCGTGTTCTATTCGGCAAGTGTTTGGTTCTTGTCGATTCGTTTGGAGTCAAAGCCGAAACAAAGGCCCAGGCCCAGGCGCTTAAGATTCGTCCGTTCGTTGAAGTGCTATCGCCTCTCGAGGTTAAAGACTGGCAGATATCAGACGAGCCCGAGAGAAAGGGGAAGTTTGATTTCTTACGGTGCGAGTATCAGTTAATTGAGCCAAGGACCGGACCCCAGGAGGCCCCGACCATTTCGACCTATTGCAAAGTATTTGCCGTAAATAACGGAGTTTATACCGTTAGCAAATACAAGGCGGAAAAGTCTGGAAATACTATCGAATGGAAGCTAGATGGTTCAATACAGATTCCAGAACTGAGCGAGATTCCAATCGCGGGAATAATCAATTCCGAATCGCTACTATGTGACGCCGCAGAACAGCAACTCATGCTATTTAACTTAATGAGTGCAGAGAGCTCTATTCTAAACGCTCAGGCATTTCAAAAGATTTTCGTAACGGGCGTAAAAGGAGAAGACGCAAAACTTGCGTTTTCAGAATACGCGGTAAACTTTTTACCGTCGGACGCAGCAGTCACGGTAATCGAAGCGGGATCTACTGACGCAATATCAACGGCTATAAACGCAACGATCGATCGTCTCTACAAGGTTGCATTTAATCAGGTTCACGGCGTTGCAGCGGACAGCAAAGAAGCCCCCGGGGCTGAATCACAAAGAGAAGCTAAAGAAGATTTCAAGGCGTTCGTCATTTCGATAATTACTGAAATTGAGGACGTTATAAATCAGTGGATTGCATTGTACGCGCAGTTCAAGGGGCAACAGAATTTTACCGGTAAAGTAGAGCTCGATAAGAATATATCGTTAGACGATATCGACAAAGAGCTTGCGATATTCCAAGCGCATAAAGACGACTTTAAAAAGGTTCCGGCGGCGTATAAGGAGATTGTTCGTAAACGCGTAAACGATATGAACCTCCCTAACGTAGACGAGATTGATAAGGAAATTGAATCCGCTGATTTCACGCAACCGGACCAACAGTTAGTGGGCGGAACAAAGGACCAACTTTTACAACAGGTAGCAAATGGCGGAGGAGCAGGATCTAGCCCGCAAGCTTAATGCTACCGACGCCCAAATAGAAGCGTTTGTTGCAAGGCTGGATCGTTTCTTAGGCGGAAATCTTAAGAAGATCCTACGGGAGATAAAAACAGGAAGAGCGAAAGAAGCGGCTAAGGCGCTCGGTTCTCTTCAAAGTGCGTTGCGTGAGCTCGGGTTGCAGGACGTACTCAACACGCTTCCAAAGGTGTACAAAACAACGCTGAAAGCGATAGACGACGAGTTATCGGCGTCGGTTGATAGGGATACGGTACTCAACGACGTAGATCGAACAGTGGCAGAAATGCTGATTAAGTTCGATACGAACGTAATCGCAAATAAGGTAAACGCCCTAACGGACGATTTATCCTCGACGATTATGCGCCAAGTGATAACTGGCGAGACTATCGACGTTGATCAGTACGTAGACACGTTAGGCTCTAGAACCGTCGCGCAGATAAAGACGGAACTTAACACGGCGACGATCGCTTTCTCTCGTAGCATAACGCAGAAGAAAGCGAACGACTTGGGATTGAATCTCTTTCTATACGTTGGACCACTCGACAAAATAACGCGCCCATTTTGCCGCAGGCGCGTGGGAAAGATTTATACCCGCGAGGAGATCAACTCCTGGGATAACGGGCAAGACTTACCCGCGAATTTATATTGTGGTGGTTATAATTGTCGGCACGATTTACGCCCGATTACAGAAGAGAGGGCGAAGAAGTTAGGTTATGACAATCAAGATAACAAAGCGGCCTAACTTTTCTCAGATATCCGAGGATATGGAGAAGAGGATTCAGGTTGCACTTGATCGCGCGCTTGCTGACGAAATTCAGGAAATCATTTCTCGGACACAAGCGGGGAAATCCATAGAGGGCGGAACGTTTGCCCCCTATTCAAAGGGATACGCTAAATATAGAGCGGCTCACGGGCGAGGGAGCAGACCGGATCTTACGTTCTCCGGTAGTATGCTCAACTCCATAACGCATACCGTTAAACGCGGATTCGGCGAGATAATTGGGACAGTCTTCTTTAGTTCAAGTAAAGAAGCGGCAAAAGCCGAAGGAAATTCAAGATATCGAAAGTTTTTTGGACTCTCCAAAGAACAGATAAAAAACGTAAAGGACGCAATAACGAGAGCTATAAATGGCGGACGCTGAAACAACGCAAACCGAAGCAGTAGAAACAGTAACCAAAGCCCAATATGAGGCTTTACAAGAGAAGTTCAGACGAGAGCAAGCGAGGGCGATCGATTATGAAAAGAAATTCGGCGGACTTGATATTGAAGCTCTTAAAGCAAAAGCCGAAGAAAGAGATATCCTCGCCCGTGAAAAAGTATCAGGCGACCCCGACAAAGTTAAAGCTGAAATTGATCGCGCCGTCTCAGACGTTAGAAAACAACTCGCTAAAGAGATCGAGACAAGAGACGAGAAACTCAAAAGGCTTAGTTCAGAAAATAAAGAGCTTCGCGTTGTTGATACCGTCTTCGCTCAGGCGGCTGGTAAATTCATTGATAAAGCTCACTCGGATTTAAAAAGAACAATTCGAGAAACTGGCGACGTTGACGAGGCCGGAAATATCGTTTTCAAAAATGAAAAGGGAGAGGTTCTATACTCTAAAAAGAATCCGTCCCTTCCTATGCCTACTGACGAGTTTATCGAGTCGCTAATCGAAGAAAAGCCCCACTGGGCGGCTGATTTCTCTATCGCCGGAGCTAAAGACGCGGGCGAGAAGAAAGGCGCAACAGGCCCGAAGGTGTCGAGTTTATCGCAGTTGAATAACATGACACCCGAAAAACAGCGGGAAGTATTGGCTTCAATGGATCCTAACGACGTGGCGAAACTTCTCTCAGGGGTAAGGTTCTAATACCTACATAAATTTAATTCTTTCAGAGGTCGCCAAAGAGCGGCCTTTTTATTTGGAGATTTTCAAAAATGACAGTTCAACGAAGAGATAGGCAGGTTCAAGTTGCCTCTTCCGGTTCATACAATGGCGGTGTGGTTCGTGACGTTGTGACCCTTTCAACCGCTGACGCAACCGCAACCGTAGTTTATTCAATTCCCGTTGCAGTAGGACAGGCGGTAGCATTTCGCGCTCTTATCGTCGGTATGAAATCAGACGCAACCGCGTCGCTCGCTTCTACCGTCGTTGCAGGTGCCCGTCGTCAATCGGCTGGTAACGTAACCTCCGCGGGTTCTGCTTCTATCGTCACGATAGAGGACTCGGCGGCCGCCCCCGTAGCTACTGTAAATGCGAACACCACAACGCAAGCATTCGAATTGAAGCTCGCAGGTGTCGCCGCTGAAACGTGGCATTGGGACGTATGTATTGAGTACATAATGAGCGCGTAAACAAAATTTAAATAGTTTCTTTACCCGCCTTTGAGCGGGTTTTTTATTTGGAGATTTAAAAAATGGCAGCAGTCGCAAATATTACCGAGTTCAGCAACTCGGTAACAATTGGTAACGCCCTTTCAAGGCTTGCCTCTCCCGCACTTGTAAAAAGCGCGGTTGGACTCAACTCACTTTATCGGGAAGATCTTCCTTCGCAGACGAATGTTAAAAAGTTCGTAAAGCGTGGATATCTGACCGCTGCAACGCTTGCGGAATCTACCGCACTTGCACCTGACGCAAACGGAGAGCTTACCGACTCTTCGATCTCTGCAACCGCAGCGAAAATCGCGGTTGTATCGGGCCTTTCCGTTGAGGCGCAGCAGTTCGGAAATATTGATCTTCGACGTGTAGCTGACGAGCAGGGCGGAGCAATGGGTCGATTTATCTCGGACGACATTATCGGAATGGCTTCAGGTCTTGCAACTACGCAGACCTCGACGTCCGTTATGACGATCGACGACCTCATGCTCGCGGTTTACTCAATCCATAACTCTAAGGTTCCTAACCAGGACGTGCTTCCTCACGCTATCCTCGGACCTAAAGCAGTTTACAACCTCAAGAAAGAAATCATTCAGAATGGGGCTTCTGCTTTCGTTAATCCCAATATGCTTGCCGTCCTTGGCGGACTTCCAAGCGATAGCGGATTTATCGGCGATATCCCTGGAGTATGTAAGGTATTCCAGACCACTGGATTTGCTACCACTGGCGGCGACGATCAGCAGCTTCTCATTCACCCTATGTGGTGTTTGGCTGGTATCTTCGGCGCGGCTCCTGTTACTTGGTTCAAGGACAAGGGCGCAGAAGGCTTCTACTCTGAAGTTGCTTCGTATTACTTCTACGACGTAATCGAGTGGAATGACCTTGCCGGTGTTCAGCTTCGTTCTGATACCTAATAACTGATCGCAGTTAAACCGGGGGCGACCGTGTACGCGGTCGCCTTCTTTTATTTTACGTACAAACACAATGGCAAAAACTGCCGAAGAAAGAGAACAGTCGCGACTCAAGAAAGAACCGTGGAAAACTAAGATTGAAGTACCGGAAACGGTGGCGGATCTTTTGAGAGGTTGGAATCCTCCAAAGGAAATGGCCTATATTCTATTTCAAACAAAGAACTATGAGATAGGCGCGGAAGAGTGGAGAGACGGAACTTTCACACTTAACGTAGACGGTAGACCCGAACAAACGGAGAAAGTCGCGTATTACGTTATGCAGAAAGGTTACAAGATTATTGATTACGGTAATTTTCCGAGAGCGAATCACCCGAATCCTAGAATCGCTATGAAAGCGCAGATTCACACCGGACCTGATCGCATTAATCCGTGGGACGTTCTTGAAAATGTTTGCAAACAATTTATGGGAATTGAAGCGAACAAGACGGCCCGAGAGAATGAGCTAATGAAGAAACTCGCCGAAGCAGAAGCGAGAATACAAGCTCAGACCGGAAAGACGGGTAAGCAAAATGAAGTTAGACCGTAACACGGGAATGCTGGACGTGCGCGAGGGGGAAAGCCCTCGCGACCGTTGGAAACGGCAGGAAGCGGAGCGAATCACCGCGCAAATGGAGCAGTCTGCAAAGGATTACAAGGCTCGGCTAAACGAGAAACTGGAAACAAACGCTGAATTTCAGCGAATGAATCAAGAGACTCATGACGAACGAATTATAAGAGCGAAGACTCAGCTAATCAAAGCGCGAAAAGAGTATAACGATTTCAAGTATTCGACTGACACAACGTGGTCCCAGGCGGAGAAGGAAGTAAACGAGCTAATTCGTAAGACTCATAGGGATCGCGGGTGGGAATAACTCGAGAGGATTATTGTTCCAAGGTTTGCGGCGGGAAATGCTGTAAACATTGGGAGGATAATCATACTTGTAGAAACCTTACCAAAAATTGCAAATGCGGGATTTATGGGGAGCGGTTTAGAGATAACGCCCCTGATTTTGAAATAGTTGATTTATATGCGGCTCCCACAAAGCAGGGGCAGCGCATAAAGCAATTAGTATGCGGACGAATTGAGGTTCAACTCGAAAAGGGAATGATCCCTAAATGGATTGAAAAACAATGCTGTTACGCTCACCCAGAATTATTGGAGATAGAAAATAATGGTAAATAAACCCCTAATTCAGAATTGGCACAGAGACGAATTCGCGATCGGATTTCTTGATAATATTCCCGCAGAAGTAATCGCGGCGCTCGAGGCTGAAAAAGCTCAGAAGCAGGAACCGAAGAAAGAAGAGAAAAAGGCCAAAAAGGATCCTGAATAATGGGATACACTTTCGGGCAAGACTTTACATATAAGGTTTATCCGTTAGTTGACGATAATCTCGTCACCACTATTCCCGCTCATACTGCAACGCTTTACGTTTACGACGCAAAGCCGAGCAGGTCCGATATTGCTACTGGCGCAGGATCCATAGCGGGACCGATTTCGGCAACGTGGACAGCGAACGCGACTAGTTGCAGTTTTACGATTCCAGCTATTGACGATCCTGATCCAACGGCTCAGGAGCCTAGCGTAATATATTGGGTATCGGTTAAATTCCAGCTTACAGCGTCGGAGCAGTATCAATATCTGGTACGGTATCTTGACATGGATCGAGTCGCGGCACATGACAAGACCGTCGACATTGCTTACACCGATTTACTTGTCCTATCGCCTAGTCTCTCCTCATATGCGGGAGTAAGTGAACTTACGGCCCAAATTACCGCAGCAACCGCCATGGTAAAGGCGCGTCTCAGAAACAGAGGATACGAATGGGCAGAACTATCGCGCGCAGATAGATTAAATGACGTAGTCCGGTTCCTGGCGCTTGCAAATACTTATCAAAGCAAAATGCAACGCCCAGGCGACCAATTTGATAAGCTATATGAAGACTATAAGAAGGCGTCCGAGGAGTTATTCTCAGCGTTGAAACTGGAGTACGACGAACAAGAGGAGGGCAAGGACGAAGACGAAGTTGACATTGGAACCTTTGGGATAATTATTCGGTGAGCACTTCGTCGCAAATACGCTCGGCCTGGAGTTCTGGGGTATGGAGTAACGCCACTATTACGGCGATTACTACCAAGATTTATTCTTATGACCTTGTGGCGTCGATAAAGTCAAAGCCCGAAGCGGCTTCAATGTATTATAATCAGGCGATCAACTTTTTTACGTATACAGTCAATAGGACTAGAGTATCGCAAGAGATTAAAGGAGCAAGCGGATCCGCTCAACGTTATGAATTCGAAGTAATAGTCAACTATTATTTGCAAAAGGATCTAACCGACGCGGCACAGAACTACAACAATGTGATCGACCGGCTTGAGACTGTAGACGGTATAGTTATTTCGGGACTTGCAAAGACATGGGCGTCAACGGTTAGTTACTACGAAATGAGCGGCATTTTAACGCCTACACTTATAGAGCTTGATGACCGCGAAGTGTGGCGCGGCGGATATTCTTATAAGGCCGTCCAGCAAGTTTAGAAAACAGATTTTACGACCTTTCAGAAGCCGCTGTTGAGCGGCTTTTTTCATTTGGAGATTTTAAACAATGGCAAGCATTACAGGTGCTCAAACGAGCGCAGCAGTTCAGATCGCTACTACCTGGGGAACCGCGGTAGCGTCTGGCGCTGGCGATAAATTCGTCGGGGAGATATCCCATTCATTAAACGAGCAGGAGCTTCGAGCACGCGCGATAGGTTCTGGCAACTACATGATCACCGGAGCAACGCGCGGAAATGAAAAGCCGACCGTGTCGCTTACTATGGACGTGGGATATCGAAACACTTTCGACGTTCTTCTCGCCCAGTTTATGGGAACCGCGGGAGCACCTACGGAAACAACCGGAGGTCAGGCGGACTATCTTCATACGCTCACCTTTAATACTTCACTAAATAGCAAATACATTACGTTTGCTTATGAATCGTCTTCGGCAAAGGTTCACGAATTCCCTACTTGCGGCGTTCGTTCTGTTACTCTCAGCACCCCCTCTGTCCCAGGTTACGTTCAATCGCAGTTTGAACTTGTAGCAAATAAGCTGGAACTATCTACCGCAGTTAATACAAACGCGGTACTCCAGGCAGCAACTCTCACCGATACAGAGCTTGCCGCGGTATCGTTTGACGATACGTTTTGGCTCAATACGGAGTCGTCTGGCGCGGTATCCTCGGGCGATCAGCTAAACGTCCTCTCTTGGGAGCTTAACCTACAGCGACCACAAGACTCGGCAAATGAGATCAAAGGTTCAGCGGGTAACGGTTCTCCGATCGCTACTGACCTATTC